TTAACATGAGCTACTCAGAATTAGAAGCTTGGTCAAATACAGAGTGTTCTAAGAAAGCATCACTTGACAGAAGCCCTATCACTAGAAACCTAAGACTATTGTCTAAGAAGAAAGAAGATTGGACTAGTAAGGATGCGGAAGATGCAAACAGAACTATAAGCTTTGTTAGTAGAATGAGAGGAGCAGAACAAGGCGAACCAGCAGCAGAAGGTTGTCCTTCTAAAAGAGATATATCATTAAAAAATTGGGCGTACGATCCGTCTAAATAATGCCGAAGATACTTTATCCATCACAGCAGTTTGCTTTGCAACAAAAGATTGCAAGGAAATCAATCAGAGAGTTTCAGCCTAAAATAAAAGAGGCTTTACAAGCTGACTTTGATAAAGCTGCTCAAATGGTTGAGGCATTAGGGGTAGAACAAGCTGCTAATAATCGTGCAGGATTTTTTACTGGCGATAAGATTAATAATATTTTACGAACTTTGTATGAATCAACTGGCGGTTATACTGCCATGAGATACCAGCAGATGTTTGAAATGAATAAGAAAGCGGAAGAGATTGACCTTGACCCTTTAAACATTTTGGATGAGTGGTTAGTTTTTATGTTATCCTATTGGACTGCAATTAGCGGACCAAAGATGTATGGCATAGAGAATACTACTGAAAACGAAATAGCTCGTATATTAGCGAATGTTATAAAGTATGGTCGTGAGAATGGATTGTCACAAAATGAAGTTAATTCATTGGCAATACAAACTCTAAGAGAAGGGAAGATAAATAACGCAAGGAGTTTACTTATAGCAAGGACTGAAAGCCATCAGGCATTAAGTACAGGTGCTATGGGTGCGGTAAATTTAGCAGGTGTTCCAGTATTAAAACAATGGATAGCTGCTGAATATCCAGCTAAGAGTGGTAAGCCAAGATTATGGCACAGGGATTTAGATAGACAAACGAATCCTGACAACAAAGGTGTAAGAATCCCTGTTAATCAACCATTCCTAGTAAACACTCCTGACTATGGACTAATAGAAATGCAATATGCACATGATGCAGCAGGGTTAGCAGTAAATAACTGCAACTGTAGATGCTGCACAGTTTATATAGCTTAAATAAAAAATATGAGTAACTTTTATAACAAGAAAGCGGTAAGTGGTGCTCCAGTAGACATGGAAGATAATGGTAGAATTATCACAGTCTACTATTCTGCGTTTGGTAATGTTGACAGCGATGGCGATGTTATTGTACCAGGTGCATTCACTAAAACCCTAAAAGAAAACGGACCTAATGCCAAGAATAGAATTTGGCATTTATTTAACCATTCAACTGAGAAGCCAATCGCTAAACCATTCGAGATGATGGAAGATGGATTTGGCTTAAAGGCTAGAGTAAAGATGCCTAATACAACATTAGGTAACGATACTTATGAGTTGTATAAAGAAGGTCATATCACAGAACATAGCATTGGCTTCCAGACTATTAAGTCACAAGCCAAGTCAGGCTATAACGAAATCAATGAAATTAAATTGTTTGAGGGTAGTTCAGTATTGTGGGGTGCAAACGCAAATACACCAACAGTAGGAGTGAAGAGTCAAATAAAGTCTGTTCTTGTAGATGAGATGGGTAAAACTATCAAGTCTTTAAGAAACGGTCACTTTACTGATGAAACATTTGAATTGTTGGAACTTAAACTTAAGCAATTACAACAATATCTTGCTGAGATGGAAGAAGAAGAGTCAGTCGACCTTGAAGAACAACCGCAACCATCATCTGAAGGCGAAGTCGAAATGCCAGAAGATGAAGCATTGGAGGAAGAGGAAGACCCGATGGTTTCCGTTGAAATCGAGATAAACAAATATTTACAATCATTTAAAATTTTCAACTAATGGTAGAAGAAATTAAAAGTGCTTTCGAAGGCGTTAAAACCGAAGTAAACGGTGCTATCGAAACATTAAAAGCTGATAACGCAGTAGCGGTAGATGGCTTAAAATCAGAATTAGAAGAATTAAAATCTCAAGTTGCTGTAGTGAAAGACGCTGCTGACAAATTAGAGGCAAAAAACAATCGTAAGACAATGAGTGAAAATCAAGTAAAAGGGTTCAACGTAACTCTTGCTGAAGCAATCGAAAAGAATGCTGACAGCATCGCAAAATTAGGTCGTGGTGAAGCAAAGCGTTCTGGCTTTGTATTAGACACTAAGGCAGTAGGTAACATGACAGAAGCAGTTAACTTAACTGGTGACATCCAAAGACAATATGCTCCTCAAGTATATGCTCTTCCTTCTCGTAAGGTGCATTTGAGAAGCTTATTACCAGTAGGAACTATCTCTACAGGTTTATTCACTTTCCCTAAGGAAACAGGTGGTGAAGGTGATGCAGCTCCACAAGTACAAGGTTCTGCTAAATCTCAAATCGACTTCGATATCACAATGACTGATGCTCCAGCTCAGTACATTGCTGGTTTTGTAAGAATCTCTCGTCAAATGTTGGATGATGTTCCTGCTATGACTTCTTTCTTACAAGCTCGTTTGTTAGAGAAGTATTTATTAGCTGAAGATGCTCAGTTATTGAATGGTAATGGTACTGCTCCTAACTTAACTGGTTTAACTATTAATGCTGCTGCTTTCAGTGGTGCTGCTACAGTTGACGTTGAGCAATTAGTACAAGCTATTGCACAAGTTTCTGCTGGTAACTATGCTGCTAATGGTATCTTGATCAACCCAACTGATTGGGCTAACATCATGAACACTAAGAATACTAACGCTGCTTATAGCCTTCCAGGTTCTACAGTTGTTACTACTGATGGTTCTTTAACTATCGCTGGTATCCCAGTATTCCAATCTACAGCAATCGCTGCTGACAAGTTCTTAGTAGGTGACTGGGCTATGGGTGCTCAAATCATGCAAAATCAAGGTATCTCTGTTCAGTTCTCTGAAATGGATAGCGACAACTTCCAAAAGAACTTGATTACTGTAAGAGTTGAAGCTCGTATCGCATTCCCTATCTACTACAACAGTGCGTTTGTATATGGTGATTTCGGTAACGTAGCTTAATCATAGATTAATCTAAAATATAAAGGGGGTAGCCTAAAACTGCCTCCTTTTTTATGTCCGCTATATTTTAGTTATTTTTGTAGAAATAATGGCATAATGCAAATAGTAAGAGATATAACGACCACAGTAGCACCTACAGCCACAGTGGTTACTTTAGCGGAAGCTAAGAATTACCTTAGAGTAGATTACAGCGAAGATGATACTTTGATTACAACTTTAATCAATACAGCTCAAACTAGACTTGAGCAATATGCAGGAGTTGCAATGACTCCTAGAACTTTAAAGGTTGTAGCTTATGTAGATAGCTTTATAGAGCTGCCTTATGTACCAACTAATGTAATATCAGTAGTAGAGTATTGGGATAGCACAGCTTGGGTAGCAATGTCTGTTGGTGATTACCAGGTTCTTGGTGAAACAACCAAAAAGGTTTACATGACTAGCATTTATGATAACGAGTTTAGGTTTACTTACACTTGCGGTTATGCTACCACTCCTCAGACAATGAAGACTGCCCTTTTAAAGATGGTTTCAGACCTATATGAGTACAGAGAATCTTCAGTTGAGGCAACCAAGCCATCAGCTAATTTGATGACCGCATACGAGCTTATGAAGCCATTTAAACGCATAAACGTAATTATCTAATGATAGGAAAATTAATGAATAGGATTACTTTTAAAAGTAAGACTAGCGTATCAGATAGTGCAGGTGGTTTTGTAAACACACTTGCAGATTATTATACTTGTTGGGCTGAGATTGCTAGAGATAGCGAAAGCAAGACTAATATAGTAGAAAAAGATTCTATTACTGGTGATATTACATTTAGAATAAGATATACTACATCAAAAGTATTTGATAATAAGTTAGTTATATCATTTAAAAATAACTTATACCTAATCAATTCAGTTATAAACGAATCTGATCGTAATAAGTATTTTATGATTAGCTGCTCAACAATGAAATAATGGCAGCATTTTCAATGGGTATTACTGGCTTAGATACAATAAGAGCCAAGTTTTCTAATGCGTCAGAAAGATTAGAAAAGCATATTGCAGAGGCTATAAATCAAACTGTTGTCAATATACAACAAGATGCAAAAGCTGAAGTAAAGGTAAAAACTGGTGCGTTACAAAGAAGCATAACACACAGGAAAACAGATAAAACAGGCACAGCTTATGTTAGTGCTGGTAATAAGTCTGTTAAATATGCTCCTTATGTCGAATTTGGAACAAGACACAACATTAATTTACCTGCACTTATTAACATAACTCCTAGTGAACAAAGTAAATTTGCTAGGCAATATATAGTACAAAGTCCTAAAAAGTTTACTAATCAGGCAACTAGACCATTTTTGATGACCTCTTTTGATAAGAGGTATAGTCAGCTTATCTACAAGATTAAAGAATTTAAGATATAAATATATTTCGTTAAATTTGTACAAAATCAATACCATGACAATTACATTAAACGAAGAGCAGGTAAAACAATTAGACGCATTTATCCAAGAATTGCCAACTAAGTATGGTTTACCTTTAACTCAGTTCTTATCAAAACTTGCTCAAGAGCAAAATCCTGAGGAAGTAAAAGCTGAAACAGAAGCTTAATGAAAGATTGCGGATATGCTATACGAAAGGCT